GATCACCTCAGGGGTGTAGGCAATGGCAAGACGGCGGTGGGCCGGGGCCCCAGCCTCCACAGCAGCGGCAGGGGCTGCGGAGGCTGGAGCGGCGGGCATGGCAGGGTCCGGCGCCTTAGCGGAATCAACCTCAGGCTTGGCAGAAGCTGGAGCGGGAGCAGTTGCAGTAGCAGCCATAAAACGGGAGGTAATTGGGTATGTGAGCCTGAATTAAGCTGATCAGCCTTTATCGATGTAGGTAATCGATTTGGGGAAGAAAGCAGCAACGCCGGCAAATTTGGCTTCAGCTGGCACCTTGAAGGCCAGATTTACGGGCTGGGGCGGCAAGAACTTAAGAGCCATGGAAATCATGAATTTCACTTTTTCTTCGGAAAATTTGTATAGCACCATCCGCTTGGCGCTGAGGTTGCCGAACGATTTGCTTGGGTCCAACTCGTTGATTGCCATAACCCGCTTGATTTGCGGGTTACATTTCAAGAAAAAGTCAAGGACGGTCATGGAATCGTTCGTCCCCATCTTGGTGGTAGCCACCTTGCGATGGTCGGTATAAGGCAACAGCAGGGAATCTGCGGCTTCCACCTGGTTCGACACGTTGCCTTGATATGTTATTCCTTCATTTAAGATCGCAACCATTTGATCAGGGGTGATGTTTGCGGCATCAAACCAGCCATCGGTGGCGTTGCCGGTGATCACCAGCCTGTCTACGGCTGGATGGTTAAAGAACCCTTTAAGACCGGTGCCGGCTTGTCCAAAAAGGGCAACTCGATTGGCACGCTCTTCATACGCCGATCGAGCGGCATCAGCCTTACGCTGATCCAAGCTAATACCAGCAAATTGAGCCTTCCGGATCTCTTCGGTAGTGTACCTAAAAGAAGTTCCATACTGACGGATCTGGTTAATTACCTCACCTCGTTTAACATCTGAGGTGGGCAGATCATCACCGCTGTCGCTGATGAGATCCATCTCACCGACACGATCCCATAGATCGTAAGTATAAGTTTCCGCTCCTTCCGGAACCTCAAAGCTAACAGGCAAGATTTTGCTATAAACAATCTCGGGGTATTCTTTTTCATAGGCTTTAGCAAGTTTGTGCCGCAGTTCTTGTTGCAGAAAAGCTCCAGCTGCTGCCTGGGCGTCGTTGCGAATGGCCATGGTGATGATTGGCGAGGTTTGGGCTTGAACGGTGATCAGTCGGCTGTGAAACTCAATGCCGCTGGGGTGTTGATTTCCAGGAGCAGGACGGTCCCTACGGCACCTGCCTTTCGAATCGCCCAGTTACCAGCGGTCAGGAGCAGCGAATTGCCAGCGGACGCTGTCTTGCCCCACTTGCCGGCATTCGGACCTGACTTGAAAAACCGCAGGCTGTCGGTCAGTGCTACGGCTTCAATCACCTCCAGGTAGATGGGCCCGCGGGTGAGAATGTTGACGGCGGCACCAATCGGGATGCCATCGGCATAGGCACCGGAGGGGCCATCGCGTTCGGCAACTGCAGTCCGAGCAGTTAGCCCCAAAATGTTGCCGGCGGCCGAGAGGGGAATACAGCTGTTGTTAAGAAGTCCAGAGCCGTTCAGCCTCACCGGAATCCCAAACGCGATCCGAGCTGCAGTTTCATTGGCCCCCGTACGAATCGTCGCCTCAGTTAAGTCGGCGATTTGGCCCGGGAGGCCGCGATCGGCAGCCAGAGGGTACGCAATCTGGGCCCCGTCATCAACGGAGCTTGCATTTGGAGTAACGATCAAGGCCATGGTCAGTTAGCGAGAGGACAGATAACTAAAGATGTGTCAGTTGCCGGTCAACGGTTGTCGAGAAGCACTTTCAACCCGTTGTTTATATCCTTCGCGGGGATCCGAAGTGGTCTCTCCCGAAGTTTTGCCAAGCAGCAGCTCCAGAGCGGATGAGTGGTCCAGGCGGTTGGCGCTGGTGGTGGCATCGCAATAGGTGTCGAAAGCCGCGTTGACGTATTCGTCGGATTTACTGTCAAAACGCTCGATCGCCACACCCGATTTCTGCATTGCTTCCAGTTGCAGTTGTCGCGGCGATAGGCCGGAATGGTCGATTCGTTCACCGGCCAATTCATTGGCCCGCTCCAGCAGCTCCAGCTTTTCGGTGACCAGCGCATCGAGATCGATCTCGCTGGAATCGAGCCTGGTTTCCAGATCTGCTTCCAGTTCGGCGAGCCGTTCGCTGATCGCATCCATCCGGCCGAGATCCGTCTGGTGTGCCCGCTCGCTGTCAGCCAGCGCGTTCACCACCCGCTCGTATTCCTGCCGTGACACCACGCTGTCACTACGGCGACGCCTGGCCATCGGCGAATTTTTAGGCTTTGGCATTTCGTCGGGTTCCATGCCCTCTTCTTCAGAGGTTTCCTCGAGGTCGCTGTCAAGGTCATCTTCAGGATCCATATCCATCGCCATTTCCTGCATGGGCATGGAGCGTTTCTTGCCATCCGAGCGGCTTTGGCCCGCCAGGGCGGTGGCCAAGGTCGCGGTGGCGCTGGACAGTGCTGCAACAGCCGTGGTCATTTCATGGGCCTCCGAGGGGGGGGGTGATGGCGGAGAGGGGGGTGGTGGATCGATCGAGAATGCGGAATCCATGTGCAGCCGGACCTCAGACCCAGATCGGCCTTCCCTGGTCACCGCCAAATGGTTTCCCACGATTCGTCGCTGGATCGCGTCGTACTGCTCACCTGTGGCCGTAACCCCTGGTGTGCGATCAATCTGAACGCGATAGCCAATCGACAATTCCCTGGCATCGCCGCGTTCAACGGCGGCAATGAGTTCGGCGTCCGTGAGGATGACGACGCCTTTGACAAAACCGTTGTCGTACTTGACTTCGGTTCCAGTCGATCCGCGTTGATACTGCCGAGTGTTGGCAGGGGTCAGCAGCTCTGGGGGATGCTCGTAAGTGACGGGCAATCCCCCAAGCGAAAGAATGGCGTCGCGATGGGCAACCTCTTCTTCCGGGCGATATTCGACCTGGGTGCTGCCGTCTGTTCGCTTGTAGGAGAGACAACCGGTACGGCTGAAGGTTCCACGAATACGCAAGAACCCATCTGGGGTTTTCTCCCAGTTGGGGCTAATGGCGCCACGGTCAAACCTCCATTCCTCGCTCACACCACCCAGTTCGGATGAGATACCAAACTGCGGGTTTCCTTAACCTGAATCGTGTTTTATTCCGCATCGGCATGTTTGAGGACCGCCTGTTTGTGGTCCCTCCTGCCCCGTACGTCCGGCGGGAGATGGGCGGCCGCATCCGAACCGCCCGCCACCGGCGGGGCCTCACCCAGGCCCAGCTGGCTGAATGCGCCGGTGTCGGCCAGCCCTGGATCGCCAAACTTGAGCTGGGCAGGGCCTCGGCATCCCCGGCGCAGATCAGGGTGATCTGCCAGGTGCTGCAGGTATCGGCCGATTCCCTGCTGGCCCTCTAATCGGTGCCGTCTTCTGGATCCTTGGGGTCCAGCTCCAGCATGGTCTTCACTTCGCTGGCGACGTTGTCCCAGTTGATCGGGGCTTTGGTGGCGGGAGATTCGGATTTTTGATCGGGTTCAGTTTGCCCTGGCTGCTTTCTCGGCTTCTGAGGCGTGTTGCGTGCCAAGGCGGCCATGAAACGATCAATGCGGACACCCCTTGCATCATTACGCTTTGGTGCGTCGGCAAAGTGCTCTGCGCGCACGGCGGCCAATAGCCGATCAAAGGCTGGCGCCATTGCTGCGGATTGCTCAGCAGTCGGCCACAGCAGAGAGTCGGGGGTCTGCGTCAGATAGGTGTTCGCCCGGCCAAGGGCCTGCAGCTTGCGGTCAATGTGGGCTTCAAATGATCGAGCGAACATCTCTGGCCGCGAACGCCAGTAGTCCTCATTGAAGGCCATGGCCCTTTTCAGGCCCCTGGACTCCTTATCGACTTGATCCATGAAGCCCGATGTGACATGGGCCTCTTTCACGGCCTTCATCGCGTCGATCACCGGGGATGGGTTTTTGGGATCCTTCTCCCACGGTTTGCCTGAGTTGGTGAGGAAAACGTGGTCCGGGTGGATTCTGTCGCTATTGGGGGCGCTGCTCGCCGCCACCCCGGCCTTCAGCCCCAGGTAGTTGTCGAGAGCGTGGCCCCATTCGTGGGAAAGGGTGCCGATGCCCCGTTTGCGGGTGAGGTTGATCACCTTGAGCTTTGGCTCGAAGTGAGCCAGCGCAGCTCCTCGCCCTCTGGCGCCAATGGCCAGGCCCAGCGAACCCTTCAAGCCCATGGCTTCATCAGGCAGGCCGGTCACATCGGCCAAGTCGGCCAGGGCCTCGGCCGCCTTCTTCAGGTGGTGCTTGCGCTCGTCATCGCTGACGCTGTTGCCAAACTGCAGACCTCGGAACCCGGATCCCTTGAGGATGAAATCGGTGCCCTGCTCAATCGTCGAGCCACCGACGTTGCGGCCCCCTTGGCGATTGGCCGGGGCCACGTAGAGATCCGCCGGATTGAAGCGCCGCTTGCCATTGGCGCCGACGGTCCCGAAGGCCTCGTTGAAGCTGCTGCCCTCCATGATCCGGGTCGCAATTTCCCTCGCCTTTTCCAAGGTGGTTTCGGCCGACCCAAAGTCGTTGCCCATGGCGGCTTTGAGCCGACGGGAGAAATCTTCCATCTTCCCGGGCACGGAGGTAGTCCCCCGACGGCCAATGCGCCGCGAAAAATCAATCAGACTGTTGGCTACAGGATTGTATGGGTCTTTTGCTGTTCCGATTGCATAAGACGACGTGTCGCCTGTTTGCTGCCGTAACTCTCGAACCTTATCGTTAATCCATTTGAGAATGACTAAACGATTGGCATTAGGATCGGCATGTTTTTGTAGCGCATGCACCAGCCCATGGAGCTGTTGAAAAGCATCGTGATATTGCTTCCGCAGGCCTTCCGGAGAAACAGCCGTGGACTGCATCCCTGGCCGCGCCTGCCGTTCCATTGCCCGCTGGTAACCCGCCAGTTCCTTCTCGCTGTACGGCCGCGCCGGGAACGCCTGGAGCGTGAGGTAACCCTGAAGGCTGCTCAGGCTGTTGGCCGGGGTCATGCCGGCGATCAGGTCATGGGGTGTGGCCTTGAGCAGGTTGTCGCGGGTGAGGTTCTTTTCGGCGGTGCCGGCGGCTTCCTCCGCCGCCAACCCCGAGAACATGTTTCGCCGATGGCGGGCCGATAGGGCCAGGTCTTCCCCGGCGTTCGGGACCTCGGATTTTCGGGCGAATTCATAGTCACCAGACTCAACCGCTCCGGTGGTTCCCTCCCGGGGGTCGGCAGGTGCTGTTGGGCGTCCTCCCTTCCGCCCTGCTGCCGGCTTGTCAGCTGGAGCTTCCTGGCCTTCCTGGCTTTCGCCTGTCTCCCCAGCCCCTTTGCGGCAGGTGAGATCCGCCGCAATGTGGCCATCCCCGCAGGGTTTGCCGGCCCGGCCGTTGCTGGCCGCCGCGGCCTTGCTGGCCCGGCCTACAGCTGCTGGCTTTTGGCCTTTGCTCTTGCTGGTGCCGCCCAGGGGGATCTCAGTTTGCGCTCCGCCGCCGCCAAGCAGGTCGAGCTGGCCGGGGGAGGCCTTGCGGCGGGCGTCAAGGCGCTTGACTAGTGCGTCAAGACGGGCGTTGATGCCGGCAAGGCTGTCACTTCGATCAGGCGCTTCACCAGTGATCAGGTTTTGCCATTGGCTCTGCAACACAGCGTGTTGATCCCACTCTCCGGCGGCAGCGGCGGCGTCCATGGCCATCCGGACTTTCAACCGCTTGGGTATCTGCATCGTCATGACGGAGCGCTTCATGGCTGGTAGTCGTTCCAGGCCTGGTAGTGGGTATCGATCATGCGGCGCATCGTCCGCAGCTGCCGTTCGCCGAAGATCGCATCACGGGCGGCGGCGGCCCTGCTCAAAATCTCGGGTGTCAGCAAGGGCTCGATGCCCACTATGCGCTGTGCCTCCTTGAAATTCACTCCCTTCTCCCTGTTCAAACGAATAGCTTCATCCAAAAGCTGGTTTTCTTTGTCACTGCTGAGAATGTTTTTTGGATCTTTTTTCCATGCACTTTCGTAATCCTTGATCACTTGCTGCTCGGCTGTCAGTGCCTTGCTGATTTTTACTTGAAAAACATTTAGAGGGGTAGACCCTGTCTCGCCGCTGATTGGTCCCTTTACCTCACCGAGACCATTTCTTGCCCTCATGTTTATAGATCCGTTGATACCGAACATATCCCCCATAATCCAAGCTTGCCTGGCTTCAATCTGTGCCTTCTCTGCTGCGGATCCCACCTTTGACTGGGAACTGTAGCCCCAATCGATCAGCGAAATCGTCCCGTCCTGCTTAAGCAGGATGTTGCCGCCATGTCCGTCCCCATGCTCGAAGCCGCTTTCGGCCATGATGCGGGCAATCTTCCCAACGCTTGCCGCAATTTTGGCCTTAAAGCCTGGTTGCTCCAGCAGGTCGAGTGCCTCGGGGGTGGGCTCGGCACTTCGGTGATCTTTCCACAGCCTCATCCCATCAACAAACTCATAGGCAAAGGCAAGCCGGCCATCCGGAAGCTTTTGCACATTGCTGAGGGGTTTGGGGCCAAGGCCCAGCTCGCTCGCTCGATGCATGGCCGCGTGTTCACGGGTAACGGCATTGAGCCTTTGCGTTTCTTGCGGCACATCAAAGCCATCCTCTTTCGGATCTTGGTTGGAGAGGCGATCAACCTTGACCACCACCTTGGTGCCGTCTTTTGTCTTGAAAAGGTAGGTGTCACCAAAATTGCCGCTCCCCAGCGCTTTCACTGGTAAACGGCCCTGCACTTTTGGCGCCTTGGACTCCTCGGGGAAGTCTTCAGATGCCGATGTGATCTCCAGGCCCTGAGCACCAGCTTCGAGCGTTTTGCGACGTGATGCGTTCAGCGCCTCAATCTCCCTTCTTCGGGCCTGAGCTTGCTTCACGATTGCGGCCAGTTTTGGGGGCATCCCTGTCGCCCCCTTTCCCTTGTGACACTTGTCATTGGCATTGATAAAGCTCTCCCCGCAGGGAATTCCCGGTTTCCCTCGGGCGTCGAGCCGCTCAAGACGGATCTCCAAGGAGTTCATTGCCACGCCCGGTGCACCAGGCGCCCCGTCGTTTCGCATCGGTCTCATTTCCCTCGTGGCAGGGTCCGGCTCGCTGGTCCTGTCAGCCCCTCATCCGGGGGGCTGTCGAGGCCCATGGTCCTGCGGCGCAGCTCAAAGATCTTTTCCCCCAGCTTTGCCATCCGCTCGTCAGACGCTTTCATCGCCTCAGTCAGCTGTCGCATGCGCTGGGACAGCTTCATCGGCGCGCCACTGCCTGCCGGTTGAGTTTGCTGAGCCTGCTGCTGGCGCTGGGCTCGCGCCTCCTGCAGTTGTTGGCCAAACTCTTGGATGTAGGCCTGTTGGGCGGCAGCTTTGGTCATGCCCTTCCATTTGCCTTTGCGCTCCAGGCTCCATTCGGATTCGAACAGCTGGTTGGCCAGCATCGACATCTGCCGAACGTCTGCCGCCTTCATCTGCTGGATTGCCTGGCGCATGGCATCGGCCAGCGGGGTTTTGCTGGCCGTTGGGCTTGCTGGTGTTTCCTGGCGAGGGGGGATCTTGAACAACAACGCGGCGTTCGGCTTGGCATCAACAAACCGGCTGCCGTCATCACTTTCACCGGCGTAGACCATGGCCCCATTGCCGGCCCCTGCACCTCCTTTGTGGCAGGTGAGGGCCGCAGAGATGTGACCATCCCCGCAGGGCTTGCCGGCTTTGCTGTTGCCGGTAGCTGCGGCCTTGGCGGCCCGGCCCACTGCCGGCGGCTTGCGTCCACCCTGGCTGGTGGTGGTGCCACGCTGCATGCCCAGATCGAGTTGGGCGCCACCGGCCATCAAGGGCAGCTGGCCCGGGGTGGTTCGGGCGCGAGCATCCAGGCGGATGATCCGGCTGATGAGGCTGTCGAACATGCTGGCCGTGGGTGCCTCGTTGGCGAGGTTCTTCGGTTTGCGCAAGCCGGCCCGTTCCAGCTCCAGCTGCATGGCGGCGATCACCTGCTCCTCCAGCTCCTTCTTCACTTGGGCGGCCGGGTCGCCCTTCATCATGCGGTTGGCGGCGCTGTTGAGGGCAGTGGCGATCGGGCCGGCCTTGTCCTTCAGCTCCTTGAACACCCGGAGCACCTGATCGGCCTCGGCGGCAACCCCGGCGCTTTCCCGTTGGTTGATCTTGTTGCCGGCCTTCTGCTGAAGGGCCTCGGCCGCGCGGCTTTTGCTGACGGTGGCAAAGAGCGATTTTTCCCGGGCCAGCTTGCGCCGCAGGTTGTTGGCGAGCTCCGCCCGGGCCAGGCCGTTGTCGACCGTTTCTTGCCCCCCGAAGATGTCCAGGGCCCCCTGCTTGCTGGCCTCGCTGACGGCCAGGTTTTCGACGTACTCCGCCAGGGTGCCATCGGAGATGTTTTTGCGCTGCCGCAACAGCTTGCCGATTTCGCCCTGTTTGGCCTTGCTCAGCCCTGAATTGCCGATGATCGCGCCACGGCTGATTGAAAGCTCGCCATTGATGACGGCGCGGAACATCGACTCGGGCAGCCGGGCCAGCCCCAGGCCCTGGGCGGCCTTGCCGGATTGGAGGGGGAGGCCGGCGCGTTCAACGGCCGCCTGATCGGTGATGCCGGAATCCCGAAAGAATTTCGCCGCATCGACGCTGCTGCCCTGGCCCTGGGCGATGTTCTGCATGGCCCCGATCGCCCGGGCCTCGTTGGCATTGGCGGCCTTGAGGTACCGGATCGTCACGGACTCTGCCGCCATCCGTTTGGCCAATGCGAGGCGGTTGTGCCCGTTCACGACATAGGTCTTGCCATTGGCCGGGTCCTGCCACACCGAGATCACCCCGGCGAGGTTGTCGTCCCATTTTTTGATGCCGGCGAGGGAGCCAACCTCTCCGCTGGCAGATGAGTTGAGCTTGAACTGGAAGCGCTTGGGATCCACCGCGATCGAGTCCGGCGCCACGACCGCCACGGTCCCTGCCAGGCCCCCCGGGCCGGGACCCCCCAGGCCGGGGCCGGGCGCCGCGGCCGTTGCTGCGGGCACCTTGCCGCTGCGGACCATCTGGGCAACCGCCGGATCTTGCAGCATTGCCCGCAACCGCTCCACCTGCCGGCCCTCCTGCAGGCCCTTGGCCTTTTGATTGCGACCTGCCTGCACGGTCGCCTGCAACTTCCCGGCATTCGGGTCGCCCTGGCTGACCAGCTCCTGCAGCCGCCGCAACCGCTCCTTGCCCATGGCGCTGGCGGCCCTGATGACGCACTCCTTGTTGACTGAGATGCAAGTGGCCCCGCAGCCGTAGCCGGTGGTGCACCGCCGTTTGGTGGCGCTCTGGCCTTTGGCTCGGGTGTCCCGAAAATCAAGGCGGTGGCCCCGGGCCGCCAGAAATCCTTCAGACCTCGCCGCCCAGGTTGCATCAGTCTCGACATCCCAGGCTGGGCGGAACCGCACGGCTTCGCCATCGACGCGAAACTGGTAAACCAGCCCAGCTGCCGCCACTCGCCCGGTAAGGCTTTGGCCCTGAGGGGCGTGCTGCCGGTCCCAGCTCAAAACGGCTGCCCCAGGCAGCGATGCGGCCAGCACCGCCGTCAGTGGCGCCGTGATCGGATCAATCGCCGCCATGGCGGCAGTCGCACCGTCCAGCCGCGCCATGCGGGTTTCGATCCGCCTGAATCCAGGATGCCCCCTGGGCACCGTTTTGCTTTCAGTGCCCCGCTTGGCGTCAGCACGTCCAGCTGAATTGTCACTAACGGGCGAATAAGTAACGTTATTGCCTTGAATTCTGTAGTTGTAGACCAATTGGCCAGCACGAAAGGTGCCAGTAGTTTTACCAGTGGCGCCAGATGTATTGAGAGTCAGCAGATGCACGCTGTCGTGAATCAGTTCGCCAATGATTGATTTAACGAGCGACGCTGTTTCCTGCCTGGCATCCACTGCTGTTTCTCTTGGTGTCAATGAACCTTGATTAACATGTTACGGATTTTTCTTGTCAGGCTTTGCCTCCTTTGCTTGAAGTGACTGGGTTTGTGGAGGCTTTACCTCGTCAGGATCTTGCTCCGGATTTGGCACTGGAGCAAGCTGATCGGTTGTAACACCACTTGGGGTGGGCTCATTGCGAAGGCGTTCTCCCTCTTCTAACAACACGGCCGCCAGGCCATCGCTATCAATATCTGCTTGCTGGGCCGCTTGATTGGCAAATGCCAATGCGGTTCTGACCTGATGAATCCCGTTTGCGTGAACCCAAGTGGCGAGTGCGTTCAGGGCAAATTGTTCTTCGATCATGCGAATCAGTTGGTGTCTGGTCAAGCTAAGGCGATCGGCCAGGGCACGGCTACCGCCAGCGGCAGGGCGCGCCCTTCCATGCCATCCAAGATCCTGTATGCTTGACAAGTCCAGACCGATTACTGATCGGACCCATGACTCAACCCAACACCGCTTTGGCTGAGAGCCGGCGGCTGCGTCGTTGCAAAACCAGCGAAAATGCTGAATCACTCCAAAGTGAAAAGTTTCGCCAGCCGGCAACAAGACGCCAATCCCAAAGGCACCAATCCGACGGAATCGATTCCTTTATCGTGTCGTTTATGCTGTCGCTTGGAAATCACTTAATGCTTTGGTGCCTGCTTATAGGTGGTGCCATCCTGTTCCCACACATCATGCAGATGCGTGATGCCATTCAGATCTTGCAGTATCAGCGAGGTCTCGCCCCGATTCTGCGCCAGGACTGAGTTTTATGGAAAGCTATTTTGTGCGCTTAGTGACGCCAAAAGGGGTCACTCCTCATTACTTGGCCTGGAATCGATTTGACCCAGGCTTTTGGCAATTGTGCGAATTCCCGTTTCAGTTGACTCGGCTGGATGCCGAGCGATTGCGGGCTCACGCAGCTCAAGCCCTGGGCGCCCTCGTTCAAGTGGTGGGTGTCTCAGGCTGATTTTTTCTCCTTTCCCATGGCGCCAAGGGAAGCCTTGGTGCCCTTATCTTTGTGAACCATTGCTAATCCAACTGCATAAAAAGAACGGCTGCATCATTGAGTTCGAATGCGATCTAACTGACGCCGAAGCTCGCAGAATCGTGATTGACGCCGATCGTGCCAATCAAAACGTTGGGGACTTTGCCCTGCAGCTGGCCACACAGCGACGAGGCTTGACCCAAGCCCAGTCGGGCTGGCTGCGTTATCTGGCCATGGAAATCAGTGGGCAGTTGCGGCCTCAGATACTGGCTGGGCCCTGGGCCTGGTTGTTGTCGCAGCCAACTTACGAAACTGTGCACATTCGAGTCACAACCCCCCCAGAGTTTGAAGTGGCTCCTGGTGAGCCAGCTCAGCTGCATGCTGTTTGCCGTTGGGTGTTTGTCAAGCGTCGTTCCGAAGACGCGGTAAGCGTTAATCCAGTGGGCATGGGCGGAATGAAGGATAGACAGCCCTGGCAGTATGTGGGCTTGATAGATAGCAATGGAGGCTTTTATTTCTCCAAGCATCTCACTGCGCTTATCAGCGGAGAAGGTCGCCAGTCCATGGCTGTTATGTTTCCTAAAGAAGAACAACAATTACAGGATGAGGCCAAGTGGTTGCAGTGGCGAACCGATCAGTTGTTGGAGGCACTAAAGCGGCATTCCTGACTTTATTTTTTGCTCTTCTTGTCTGATTCACAATGGCACTACAGCAACCAACCCGCCGCCAGCACGATGTCGCCCTGGCAATCCTCAAATACCAAAACCTGCACGGGCAGTCTCCAACTTTGAAAGAATTAGCGAAGGCTCTTGGCATTGCCACCGTGAGTGGCATTTATTACCATTTGTCACAGCTCAAGAAAAAGGGCTGGGTGACCTGGCATCCCCATGGTCACCGATCGCTGCGGTTTACGGAACAAGGTGCAGCAGAAGCTGTAATTGACCTGGCCCATACTTGTTCCTAACAACATGAGACCAGATTTACGAGATGGCCCCAGTCTTCACATCTCTGCATCCTGCAATGGGTGTCGATACTGCTCAAAGCATTACTACTGCCGCCAAGGTGATAGCGGACTTGATATTTACTGCACTCATCCTTCGCACGGTTGGGGGATTTTAAAGGCTAGACGCGAGGTAGGCGATACATCATGGACAACTCCAGACTGGTGCCAGCTTGGCTCCGAAATGCTGGCTATCCGTGCCCAACTCACAGCCCATTCATGATCGTACCCATCGCCAACTACCCAACATCCAGGGATTATCGCCAGCTCTGGACGTTGGCCCAAACCGCAGCGATTGTCTGCATTGTTGACTTTCAACTCGGCAAGCTAGGCACTTGCCGCGACATAGCCAGTACCATCCATTCCCCGGAGTATTCGCCTGAGCTAGTCCAAGTCAGCTCTCGTGGTATTGGCCACATTTGCGCTGAATCAGTCGAAAGTTTCATCGCTCAATGCGAGCACTGCAACCTGGAGTGGCTGGTGCCGCCAGCGGACCCATCCTCTTTAAAAGAGGAACTGGACCTTACCGATAGGCTGCTTGAAAACCGCGAACAAGTTCTCAGGGCTATACCAGAGTGCCCAATTCACGGCTCAGGTTGCGTATCACATGCACTGGAATGGATTGAGCGAGCTAAGGCTCGTTTTGGCGTGAATGAATGAGTTGGCACTTTTCGCAGGCTATGGAGGCGGAATTTTGGGCGGCTGCCTGCTCGGATGGCGAACCGTCTGCGCCGTCGAAATTGACGACAAAGCCCGACAACGACTTATGGACCGCCAGGACGATGGCAGTCTGCGGGCCTTCCCCATTTGGGACGACGTCCGCACCTTTGACGGGAAGCCATGGTCTGGACGTGTGGATGTCGTCTCTGGCGGCTTTCCATGTACCGACATTTCAGTTGCTGGGAAAGGAGCAGGAATCACCGGTAAAGAATCAGGGCTCTGGCGTGAATTTGCTCGGATCATTCGCGAGGTTCGACCCCGCTACGTCCTCGTGGAAAACTCCCCAGCTCTCGTTGCTAGGGGGCTTGGAACCGTTCTCGGAGACTTGGCCCAGATGGGGTTTGATGCGCGATGGGGTGTGTTCGGAGCAGATGAAGCCGCCCTCGCGACTCATTGCGGAGAGATCCCGCTCCTTCACAACCGCGATCGGCTCTGGATCGTGGGTTTCCAGCAGGGCACCGACCCCAACGGTTTGCGGGAACTACAACCGGAAAGGTGCCAGCGCGACCAGTGGAAACGGGCTGGCGACGTGGGTAAAACAAAGACTGCCGACGCCCATAGTTCACGACTCCAAATCCATGGGGCTATCGGAACTGAATCGAAAATCACCATGCCTTGCGGCAATGGTGAAATGGCCGGGAAATGGCCAGCAACCTGGTGGTCAACTGAACCCAGAGTGGGTCGAGTGGCTCATGGGGTGGCCGATCGGGTGGACCGCATCAGGGGCCTTGGAAACGGGCAGGTTCCAGCAATGGAAGTACTTGCATGGGAGACGCTGACCCCGGGCGAGCCCTAAGGGGCACTTGACGGGTACTTGATCAAACCGATCTCAAAATCGCCTCATAGGCCGCCCTGGCCTGTTGGTCCAGCCATCCTCGCCGCGGGCACCACACCGGGTCCCCAGCTGGCCAATCGCGCGCGGCCTGGTTCAGGGGGTCATCTGGGCTCAAGGCTTTCCTTGCCACGCTTTGCGGCAGGCCTTTCCGCTCCATCAGGGGGTAGTCAGCAGACTTGCCCCGCATGTCCCCGGGCCCACCGACCGGCCGGGGCACCGCATCGGCGCCGGCGGCCGCCCGGAAATAGGCCATGGTGGCCGCCGCATGGGCCTGGAACTCGGCCTCCCAGGTCTGCTCCGGCGATTTCGCCATGCTGTTCTGGATCACCAGCGATTCCAAGGTGATCGGGCTCTCGCCGCAGCGGCAGTTTGGATGGATCGGGGTTTTCACCCCACCAATCCAGTAGATGCAACCGGATCGGGGCGCACAGAACTCGCAGGTGCGGTCATCCAGCGTCGCCAGGTACTGCACAAAGCCAACACGCAGCCGGCGGTAGATCCGTTCTTGGGCCTCGCCAGATGCCATCAAGGTTTCGGTGCGGGCGATCGTTTCCGCCCGGTTTTTGAAGGCCTCGTTGATGGTTGGGATCCTCTCCCGCAGCTTGGCCTTCAGCGCCCGGGGATCGGGGCCCTGGGCCATCTGGCGCGCCGTCTCAAACGACACCGACTCCCCCCATTCAGCCCACCACTTGGCGTAGTAAGCCTTTGACGCCCTGACGTGCTCATCGGAGGCCGCATCACGCTCGTTGGCGTAGTTCTCGGACAGGCTCTTGAAATCGCGTTCCGCCGCGATCACCGCACCGCTGAGATCGAAGAGCCGGCTCAGCCGTTGCCCACCCTGGTACCCCCGATCTGGCGCCGATGGCATGTCGATCGGTGCGGGGCCCTGCTGGCCGGGCAACAGCGGCGGGCCGTCGCCCGGCCCCTGGCCCTGGCCTGGCAGCCGCTCGATCTGCCCCTCTGGGGAGAGCGCCGCCAGGGAGGGCTCGAGTTCTGCCCCGGTGATCTGGAGGGCATATTCGCTGCCCAGTCCCTGGGCCCGATCGAACAGGGCTTTCAGTTCGCTCTCCAGCCGCTCCATCCGCCGGGGGGAGAGCTGCATCGAGTCGATGATCTGGCGGAGATCTTGGAGCAGCTGCCCCTGCAGGATCAGCTGGGCTTGATTCTTCAAAACCGGATCGATGGATACCTGCCCCTCGGGGGTGGATCCCAAAAACGCCCCTGGGGTGGTCTTTGGGTCATAGGCGGGTTGGGCGGCGATGCCATCGAGCTGCGCAAAAATGCGTGCGACCGTTTCCCGCAGGGCCCCCTCGAAGACGCGACCGATCCGCCCGATCGCTTCATCCTCCAGGCCCCGCAGTTCGTCGCTTAGCCGCTGCTGGAGCTCGAGCCGACGGTCAATGCTCATGGCTCATAGCTGTCGCATCGGACCCCCATCGCCAGCAAGTCGATGCCATCGAGGCGGCGCACCCGGGCACCCGGGCCGGCGGCGGCCACCACCATGGCCTGGTCTTCCACTCCCAACACGGCGGTCCATTGGCCGGCCGGGCTGAGCACCTCCCACAGCCCGGTGGAGTCAAAGCCCACTGCCGCTTCCAGAGCCAGAGCCTGCCCGTAGGGTCCGACCAGGGTGGCGCTGCCATCGATGCGGACGTCAACTGGCACGCCGGCCACCACCCGCCGACCGGTCACCCGGCTGCCGTCCGCCCGTACCCCGGGCCGCCGGCCGCGGCCCTTGCGGCGCTTGCCCTGCGCGATCGCTCTGGCGATGGCCTCGGCGGCCGCCGCTTGCTGGCCCTCCAGCTGGTCATCGGCCTGCTGCTGGCCGTCGACGGCGCCGTCGTTGCAGGTGGCGGGCTTCCCCCTGGCGGTGGCGGCGTCGCAGGGGCGGCAGCAACCGTCGTCGCGTTCGTCCCCGCTGTCCCCCCGGGGGGCCTGCTGCTGGCCCTGGCCCTGGCCTTGGCCCTGGCCAATGGCCTCGCCGGGCAGAGTGGCCAGGTCACCACCAAAGGTGGGTGGTGGCAGGTTTTGTGGATCCTGTTTGATCGCGCCATTCTTCTCGCGGTCCAGCAGGGTGGTTTCCATCGAGAACTTGGCCCCGCCAAAACGCGCCAAGGCCACTTCGTTGGGCTGCAACACACCTGACTGGATGTTCTGGCTGTCGGCCGTTGCCACCTTGCCCCGTAGCTCGGCCTCTTCCAGGTCGGACAGGGTGATGGTGCTGTGAAAATCAATCTGCCAATCCTCCGGCAATTCCATTGCTGCCCGATTGGATGAGCAGGCGGCCAGGGTTTCGTAGTACTGCCGCAGCGCCCGATCCAGGTGGTCCTCCTGGAGCATGTGAACTTCCTGCGCAAAATCCGACTTCTCGGACTGCCCAGTGGCCCCTAACCCCGATGGGGAGCTGCCCCAAAGCTTGGTATGGGGGATCCGGCTTGCCCCCTGCACCTCATCCTTGAGTCTTTCGATGATCGAATCGACCCCGGCGGCCGAACGGGTCAGAAACGAGGCCTCCTCGCCATCAGCGTCCAGGGCGATCCCGCCGATCACTGAACGCATCAGCGCGTTCAGTGACAACCGATTGGCCACAAAGTCGCCTTTCCCTTGCTCAACCATGCCTTTTAAACCCTTGATTTTTTGCACATAAAGGCTGAAATCGTTAAGGATGTTGGCGGCTGATGCTTGGCCTGTTTCATAGCGCTTGAATACATTCCAGACGGACTGCAATACGGATATGCCCCACCACTTAAAGTGACTTTTGTAGCTGTACGGAGCATCGTCCCCTTCAAAACGCAGCAGCCTGGAGCGATGGATAGGCACATGCAGTAATTGATCTTTCATCCCAATCTTCCGCAAATCTTCATCTCGATTGATTTGCATTTGATAAAGGTCAGGTTCGCCTACACCGCTCCAGCCCGCTGCCGGCCAAATCCGTTGGCAATCCATGGCATGTAGCCCCTTGATGGCCCGTAGCTTCTTGAGGTTGACAGGCTCATCGATGGGAGTGTTGTCGTCCAAAATCATGATGATCGCCGCGCCACCATGAAGGCGAGACTGCCGCATGGCTTTCTTGACATGGGTGCGGATCCCCATGTCTTCGCCAGTCGCAACCAGCCGATCAAACCGCTTTTTCTCAGCATCGGTGGTTTCCGCGCCTAGGGTCAGGGCCCAGCCCGCCCTGGTGCACTCCTGCGGGATGATGTCGACAATGCGCCGGCAGAGCCAGTTGTTTATGTATAAAGCGTCCAGGTCAGCGGGTTGCAGAATTTCCGGCGCTGCAACACCGGTGTATCGCTCCTTGTCCTGACTGGTGCCCATTCTGGTCAGGGTGTTAACCAATACCCCGTCAAACCGTTCCTCAAAAGCGATTCCGTCGGTATCCAAAATCCCTGCTCTTTTACGAAAGGCGCTCGATCAGGTTAATGCCGCCCGTCCTTTCTCCTGAATGCCAGGGCGCTTCATCGCCAATGCTGGATGCAATGGACGGTAGGCTTGCGGCGACCATCGGCGATGCGGGGCCATGGCCAGCAGGTCAGGCGAGAGATCATCAATGGTCGGCGCCATGCTGGCCGATTTCGGCCGGTATCCGATCCCAAACAAGACCGAGCAGCTGCTCAGGGGCCAGCAGGTTCGAGCGTGGCTGGATTGGCCTGGCGGCCCTGACGCGGCGCCGGGGCCAATACGGCGAGCAGGCAAGCGGGCACGAGACCGATTGGTGACAGGAAACATGCGGATGTGCGTCACCGTCGCCAAAAAGTATCGCCGGATGGGCCTCCCCCTTGAGGATCTGATCCAGGAGGGGGCAATCGGCTTGCAGCGCGGGGTCGAGATGTTCGATCCAACCAAGGGTTATACCCTAGGCACTTATGCCTATTGGTGGGTGCGACAGGCGATGTATCGCGCCCTGGCGGAAACTGCGGATACGATTCGCATTCCGACCAATGTGCTGGAGGTGTTGTTCAAGGTCGAGCGACATATTGCATCCAGCCCAAATCGGCTTACGGATGCTGAGTTGCTGGAGATTTCAGGGCTAAAAAGTATGGAACAGTTGGAACGCATTCGGATAGGGGCTCGCGCCAAAAAATGCGGCAGCACATCAGTCCTGTTGCCTGATGAGAAGCACTGCCTAGAAGAGGTCTTGCCATGCCCCAAAAGCCGCGTCGATATTGAGGAAGATCGGCTGGAAAATGCTCTTCAGCTTGAGAGGCTGGCGGCAATGCTCCCGTTTCTATCAGATGAAGAAACCGAAATAATTGAGCTGTTGTATCTAAATGAATTGCCTAAAACAGAAATCGCCAGGATGCTTGATACAACTGCTGATCGGGTTTCCAACATTGTCAACAAGGCAATGGGCAAGCTGCGTCGCCTGGCCTTGATCGACGATGGTGAGCAAGTCATTCAGGAATCATTATTTTAGGTTTGCTTTACGTTTTGAATGCGTGCCAGCGCTCGCCTTTGCAGCCGGCGCCTCTCACCGTCATAGCGCAGGTGGCAGGGTGCGCATAGGGCCACCAGGTTCTCGGGCCGGCAGTCGTGCTCGATGTGGTTGATGTGAGCGACCGTGAGTGTCAGCCGGTGGGTGACAAACGGCTCCCCGGGGCGCCGGCACTGGGTTTTGCAGCCTTCGCAGGCCCAGTCCGATTGGCGCTTCACATTGAGGGCGATCTCTTTCCAGTCGTCTGGATATTTGCTCCAATCCACTGGTGCCATGGCGTCCTAGCCGCCTGATTGAGGTTTGGCCTTGGCCGCTGGCACCCAGCCCCACCACCCCAGCCACTGGCGCAGGGCGTCGCCGTGGGGGGTGCCGGCGGCCAGCTTGGCCGCCTTGAGCACCTCGGCGGGGCCATCGACAAACCGGCTGCCGCCATGATCGAGCACCACCCATTTGCCTTCTGTGGTGCGGGCCGCCATGAATGCGTCCGCACCGGCAAACGCCACAGGCCGCCCGTCGGGGGGCACTTCGAGCGCCAACGCTTTGATCACTGCAGCCACCGTGGGATCGAAAGCGATGGCCGCAAACTGGCGCCAGTTGGGGTTCATTTAGAATTGGTGGGCAAGTTCATTTAGTATCTGGCTAGGCAGCGGTCTTGAGTATTTACACTGATCGTTTATTTGCTGCAAAAAGGCTCTTTTTGCTCCATACACTTTGCAACCAGTTGTGAGCAAGATATTCAGCGCTGCATAGCGCTCGCTGTCAAACGGGACAGCATGATCCACGACCACCTCTGAGTAATTGAATCTGCGTCCCCTCGTGTTGCGCACTGTAAGCCATGACAATGGGCGCACCTCCAGGTCATCACGCCCCAACTTTGCCGCTAGGGCCTTTGGGTAGAACAAGTTGCTATTTAGCCACACAAAAACCGCGCCGGGTAAGGCAGCATTCATTTGTGCGGTGGTTCTGCCTGTCTGTCGGTCTGACATCCTTTTGCTTTGGCCGCAAGCGCGACAACTGCTCCCCAATCCTAACGGGCAGCCTTTGATTTAGCTGCACTTAGCCCAACCAACTTGGTTTTGTTCTCGTCAATATTGGGTAACATGACGAATATGTCTGCTTGACGAGTGGCAGGAGCAGCAGAAAAAAAACCTGCCGGAGCCAAAAAGCCCAGGAAAAAAGCAACGCGATTAGAGAAACTATTTCGTGTGCGGGAGTTACAAACCCTTTGTATTAACGGCTATTCCGCCCTTGACCTAGAGGGCCATTGCATCCAGAAATGGGGGCTGAGCTTGCCAAATGCTCGCCTTTATATCAATGAAGCGATTGGCGGTATGGTCGAGTCGCTGACAGAAACCGATAAGAGGCGAATAGCCTTGATTATTTTTCATCGCTATGAGAATTCTTACAAGCTGGCGAGAACGCTGAAAAATCCTGGCGCCATGATCCAGGCGTGCGATTCGATGGCTCGCTATTTCATGGAAAAGGCGCCTGATGCCGACATTGTGGCCAACCAGGCAACCAGGGAAGCTGCTGCCCATGATCCTCGCGAGGATTTTGAGTAAGGCATGGTTCAGATAATTGTAAAGCCACCTTCAATAGTTGATTGGTATTCACCCATTCCAGTGCTGGGCACGTCTGAAAAGGCCGCCGCCCCATGGGACACGCTTCCTCCTGCCTGGCCAGACTTCGCAGAACAGACGTTAATCGCTTCAAGTGGCAAGTACATGCCATTCGTGCCTTACCTGTATCAACGTGATCTAATCAAAGTAATTCGCAGGGTGAAAAATGTTTATGTGCTGAAAAGCCGTCAGGTAGGCGCATCTGAAACGATCATTTCGTACAAGCTCTGTCAATCAATTCGCAAAAGGGCATGGACAGGTGTCGTTTTTTCAAAAACCGGCGAAGACGCCAGCGAGCTGGCCGCTCGAATCAAGGGCCAGGCCAGCAGCCTGCGGGAACGCTGCCCCAAGTTCGCAAAGGATTCAATGCGGAAGCTGGTTTTCAACGGCTTCGGCAGCCTGCATTTTCTGCCGCCCACCGAACGAGCTGCCCGGGGCATCCCCTCGGCGTCGATGTTGCTGTTCGATGAAGCGGCCTTCATCGAAAAACTCAAAGGG